TGGCGCTTCGATGATGCCCGCAATGCTGCGCTGGCCCTGATCCCAAAAGACATCGACATCTGCGTCAGCCTTGATCTGGACGAAGAACTTCAGCCCGGTTGGCGTGAGGAAATTGAGCGCGTGTGGGCGGAAGACACCACCCGCCTGCGATATAAATTCGACTGGGGTGCCGGAATTGCGTTCTTTTACGAAAAGATACATGCACGTCACGGCTATCGCTGGGTTCACCCATGCCACGAATATCCAGTGCCCTATCTGATCGACGAAAAGTACGCCCAGACCGACATGCTGCTGGTAGTGCATAAGCCGGACAATACCAAGAGCCGTGGCCAGTATCTGCCGCTGTTGGAAATGTCGGTCAAAGAAGACCCGCACGATCCGCGCAACGCATTTTATTATGCCCGCGAACTGTCGTTCCATGGGCAGTGGCAAAATGCCATTGATGAATGTAATCGGTATCTAGCGTTGCCCGGTGCTAATTGGGCGAATGAGCGCTGCTATGCGTACAGGGTAATGTCGCGCTGCTATTCTGAATTGGGCGACTGGGATGGCGCTATGCGCGCTGCGCGCATGGGCATGGTGGAAGCGCCAAACACCCGTGAACCTTGGGTCGAGATTGCCAAGCTGGCCTATGAACGGCACATGTGGGCTGAATGCTATGGCGCTGCGCTGTCTGCGCTGGCCATCAAGGACCGCGAACTGGTCTATACGGTCGATCCTGAGGTGTGGGGAGCAAAGCCGCACGACTATGCCAGCATCGCAGCTTGGTATCTTGGCATGAAAGAGGTGGCAATTGAGCAGTGCGAACTGGCCCTTCAGTATGCGCCAGATGATGAGCGATTGCTGGAAAACCTGAGGCTCATGACTAAAAATGCCGATTTATTATCAGCACTAGAACATTGACTCTATATTTGGTAGAACGCCGCAATCATTTTTATTGCAGCAGGATGCCATGCCAGCAACACCTCAGACAACACCACTCACCTACAACGGCTATGTGACGCAGGTCGCCACCATGGCCGTTGTCAATGTGCAAACCACCGCTGGTGTTGTTGAGGGGGTAGATGCAGCATTTAACGCCATTATCCCCCAGATGCTCAACTATGCGGAACTGCGCATCCAGCGCGATTTAGACCTGCTCCCATCGCAAACATCGCGCCCTTACACCCTGACCATTGGCGATAACAAATTGCAAATTGGGGCGTATGATTTTGTCACCGTGCAAACAATTGCCCTGAGCGTGGACGGGGAGACATACCCACTCCTTCCGGCCACAAAAGAATATCTGCAAAATGTGTATGGATCTTCCGTTGCCGCCAACAGGGCCCAGCCAAAGCTTTTTGCCATGTTTGGTGGTGATCTCGCGACTGGTGGCGAAACCACCAACAATATTCTTGTGGGGCCATATCCTGACGCCGCTTACACCGTAGAAGTGACCGGCACGGTGCGCCTGCCGACGCTATACGAAAACGCGACAACGCCTTTGGCCAACACCGGCACAACCTTTATCAGCACATATTTCCCGGACCTCCTGATCCAAGCTTCGCTGATTTATATTTCCCAATTCCAGCGCAACTTTGGTCAGGCGTCAAACGACCCTGCCATGGGGCCAACTTATGAATTGCAGTATCAGAACCTGCTGAAGGGGGCTGCGGTCGAAGAGGGGCGCAAAAAGTTCAGCGCTTCCGCTTGGTCATCCATGTCGCCTCCCGTTGCGGCCACTCCAACAAGGTAGCGCTTCATGCCTCACGCCAGTTTGAAGCTACGCCCCGGCGTCGATCAAAATGAAACACCGGCCCTAAATGAGGCCGGTATTTCAGTCAGCGAACTTGTCCGATTTATCCCTGATCGGCAGCAAGGCGCTTTGGTCCAGAAGCTTGGCGGATGGACTAAATATTACCCCAACACAACGCCTGCCATCACCCGCGCTCTGTGGGCTTGGCAGGACACGCTTGCAAATAAGCACCTTGCTTACGGTACAGAAGAGGTGGGCGTTACCGGATCTGCCCAGCTTGGCGTAATCACAAATGGCGTTGCTGATGACATCACGCCGCGCTCAACCTCAGACAACGTCGCGGCAGCGGCTTCATCCACGGCTGGAAGTAGCTTTGTCATCATTACAGACGCAGTCACCACAGGCATAACGCAGTACAATACGGTCTATATCACAACGCAAATAGCGGTTGGCGGCCTTGTTCTATTTGGGCTGTATCAGTGCGATCCTGACGGGTACCTTGGGGCTACATCTTATTCTGTGCAGGCGCTTGACAGCCTTGGTTCGCCGCTTCCGGCCACATCAACCTCAACAACCACAACGCTTCCGCTCTTTTCCGTTGTATCTGGGGCTGCCTCCGTCACAGTCACACTGGCCAATCATGGGTACCTGCCGGGCAGCACCTTCCCCGTCCTCATGTCTACAACGGTTGGCGGCACTACATTTTATGGCGATTTCGTCGTCGAATCCGTCATCAGCAGCAGTCAGTTCACGATTAACGCGCTGACGCTCCCAACATCAACCACGACCGGCTATTTAAACGGCAACCAAGCCCACTTTATTTATAACTTTGGCGTTGGTGCTATTTCATCGGGCACCGGCTATGGCGTTGGCACCTATGGTAGCGGAGGGTACGGAACAGGGACCGCCGTCGCCCCCAGCAGCGGGACCGCAATTAATGCGGATGACTGGACGCTTGATAACTGGGGTGAAATCCTTCTTGCCTGCCCCACATATGAGCAATCTCCGCAATTCCAGCCTATTTACGAATGGGACCCAACTGACTCGAACCCTCAGGCGACCGTCATTCCGCAGGCCCCTCCGGTTAACAGCGGTATTTTCGTGGCCATGCCCCAGCGCCAGATTATCGCCTTTGGATCGACATTCACAGGCATCCAAGACCCGCTGCTTGTTCGGTGGTGCGATGTCAGTAATTATAATGACTGGATTGCCACCGTCATCAATCAGGCCGGTTCCTATCGCATACCTAAAGGCTCAAGGATTGTTGGCGCTATTCAGGCCGCGCAGCAGGCGCTGCTATGGACCGACATTGGCGTTTGGTCGATGCAGTATATCGGGCAGCCATATGTTTACTCCTTCAACGAGGTGGGCTCTGGCTGCGGACTAATCGCTAAAAAAGCCGCCGCATCTATCAACGGAGCCGTTTATTGGATGGGGCCATCGCAGTTCTTTTCAATGACCGGTCAGGGTGTACAGCCTGTCTCGTGCCCAATTTGGGACGTCATATTCCAAGACCTTGACCAAACTAATTTAGAAAAAATTAGGGTCGGGGTAAATTCGCGCTTTGGTGAAATTACTTGGTATTATCCGACCATGAGCAGTGGCGGTGAGGTCAATGCATACGCCAAATACAACGTCTTCCTACAGGTCTGGGATTTTGGGTCACTTGGCCGATCCGCTTGGGTTGATCAGTCTGTTATTGGGCCGCCTGTTGGCGCAGACCCCACCAGCCGCTACATTTACCAGCATGAGACATCGCAAAACGCCGACGGTCAGCCCATGCTATCCAGCTTCCAAACAGGTTATTTTGCCATGGCGGAGGCAGACGTAAAAATGTTTGTCGATCAGGTTTGGCCAGACATGAAGTGGGGGTATTATGACGGATCTCAAAACGCCACAGTCAACCTGACATTCTACGTCGCGGATTATGCTGGGCAGACGCCCACCACATATGGCCCCTATCCATTGACGCAGGGCACGACATTTATTTCGCCGCGCTTCCGTGGCAGGCTGGTGTCGATTGGCCTTGGCAGCAGTGACATCGACTCATTTTGGCGAATTGGGAACATCCGCTATCGCGTTCAACCGGATGGAAAGTTCTAAATCATGGCATCATTAAGCGATCTTCTCACTACCGCAAAAAACATTGCATCGGCAATTAATGGCCTAGCGCAGACTTATGTGTCAGTGCAGGGTGCAAGAATCCTGCAAAACATCACAACCACGACGGTTGTGAGCAGTTCCGCTGGGCGCGTGGCCATAATCAGCGTCACGACCGCAGGTTCGTCAGTGGGTGTAATTTACGACGCAAATGATACTGGCACCACCACCAGACCTATTTACACTATCCCAAACACAGTCGGTGTTGTATTTGTTAATCTTCCGGTGGTTTACGGCATCGTTGTAACTCCGGGCACAGGCCAAGCTGTCACAGTCAGCTATTCGTGAGGTAATTATGCCATTAAAGCCCGGTAAGTCGCAAAAGGTCATCAGCAAAAATATAGCTGAAATGATTAAATCTGGTCACCCTCGCGATCAGAGCATCGCTGCTGCGCTTTCAACTGCGCGCAAGGTGCGGGCTTCTGGCGGTCGAAATGAGGATGACATCACTCATGGCGATCCGCGCCGCGAAGAGAATTTGCGTCGCTGGTTTGGTAAAAGCAAAGTGTCGGACAAAGAGGGTAATCCAAAGGTTGTCTATCACGGCAGCACCGCCAAAGGTGTTAGGGTATTTGACACAAGTCGAGTTACAAAAAGGTCAGGTCAAGGCGATGTTCCCGGAACATACTTTACTTCAGACCCTCTCAATGCGTCTGGTTATACTAGAGAAAAGGGGGCAAGCATTAAGGTGCCGCGTGGAGATGTGGTTGCTGCCCATCTCCGAATAGAAAATCCCCTAAACACAACTGCTGCAATTAAGAAATATACCAAGCAGGGCATGTCATTCCCAGAGGCAAAGCGGAAAGCATTAGAGGCTTTGACGCCTGATCATGACGGCATCATTTTTGATGGAAACGGCTTCAACTCACCAGAGTATGTTGTTTTCAATCCTAATCAGATAAAGTCCCCAACTCTTAACAATGGTCAATTTGATCCGGAAGATCCCGACATTAGCAAGCGCTACGGCGGCGGTCTCTACGCCAACATTCACGCAAAGCGTGAGCGAATTGCTCATGGCTCAAAAGAGCGCATGCGCAAACCCGGCAGCAAAGGCGCGCCAACGGCAGAGGCGTTCAAGCAGTCTGCGCGCACAGCCCGTGCCACAGGCGGACAGGTCAGTACAAAGATCCATAGCGGCCCCATCCACAGTGCTGTAGCGGGTCGCACAGACCACTTACCAATGCATGTGGCATCCGGATCTTACGTCATCCCTGCCGACATCATCAGCGCCATGGGCGAAGGCAATACCATGGCTGGCTTTAAGCACATGCGCACCATCTTCGGTGGCGTACCATACACCGGTCAGGAAGAGCCTTACGGCGTCGAAGGCGGACCTTATGGTGAGCCGCTGCCCGGTAAAGCCGAAGGTGGTGCTGCGACGGTGCCGATCATTGCGGCTGGCGGGGAATATGTCGTTACGCCTGAGCAGGTAATGCAGGCTGGTGGCGGCGACCTTGACACAGGCCATCGCGTATTGGATGAATTCGTTAAGCGCATGCGCGCTGAAACTGTTAATACATTAAAGAATCTACCCGGACCTAAGAAAGATTGATTATGACAGATAAAACCAATCCAAATGACCTTTATATTCGCGTTGGTACGCCTGAGGATCTTGACGAAATTATGGTTGTCGCGATGCAGGCAACTGAGGAAAATGGGTTCCTTGAAGCAAGCCCAGCAAAATTAGTCCAAGAAATATATCCAGCCCTGTGCCAAGATCACGGTATTGTGGGATTAATCGGCCCAAAAGATGGTGCGATTGAAGGTATTGTGGTCCTTCGAATTGGCACAATGTGGTACTCAGAAGCGCCAGTCGTTGAGGAAAAAGCCATCTTCATTCATCCTGAATTTCGCAGCGCAAAAGGCGGTCGTGCA